ATTTGCTGAACTTGGGCGTGCTTTCCACCTTGCAGTCGATCATCCGCACGAAATCCCCGTACCGATAGGTGAGCGTTGCCGGGAGTTGTGGGTTAAGCACGCTGGTGAGCTGCCTGCGCAGGGGGATGGCCTCATCCCGAGAGTACACGCGCAGAAACCCATCGATGTCGATATTGCGGCTCTCGATGTGATGTCCGACATACGACGCGCCTTCCTGGCCCATGGCGCTGACCGAGTAGATCGTGTTACGCAGAACCGACAACCCGGACGCTTCCTGCGTAAAGAACACGCTCTCGTGGGAAAACTCGATTTCATCCCCGTGGCTGTTGCGATAAATCAGCCGCTCGATTTTTTTCATGCCAACCCCCTCGCCAGTTGTCGCAGCTGACGCGCCGCTTCCATCTGCTGTCCAACATAGCTGGTTTCTTCTGCGTAGATATTCTGGGTAACGCTGATGTCAGGATTCTTCTGCCCATTCTGCTTGAGATATGCGAGTAACGCCGTTAAGACTGTAGCATCCTGCCCAGCAGAATCTTTTGATCTGTTCATGTCCAGCATCACCTCGCGCATACCGGCCTTGAGCCGCTCCGACATTTCCTGCCAGAGCGTATCCAGCGGCAGGATCGCCTCCGCGCCCGCTTCGCCTACGCCCTGTAACCCGGCGCCTGCTGTGGCAAAGATGGTGGGCTGGTCAAAAATGCCGCCCAGCGCGTTCCAGTTCAGGGACAGCGACGGAATCTTGATACCCCAGCCGACCTCGTTCCAGGTGACTTCAATGGTGGGGAGCTTGAATTCCGGCAGCTTCCATTTGAAGCTGAACAACCCCTTGAGCCACTCCACCTTTTCGGAGAGCCAGGTACTGGCCGCTTCGATCGGCGATTTGAGGATGCCCAGCACACCATCCCACACGGTTTGCACTGCACTCTTGACCGCCGTCCACGCGCTCACGATGCCCGTCTGGGCAGTGGTGACCGCCGTTCCGACCGTGCTGCCAATACCACTCCAAGCCGTACCTGCGGCAGTTTTAACCGAAGTCCAAACGCCCTCGACCGCTGTTGAGATAGCTGTCCATGCAGCGGAAATGGATGCTTTCCCGCTTTCCACTGCGCTTGATACGCTGGTGCACACTGAAGCCCACGCTGTACTAGCCGTCGTTTGGATGGCAGTCCACGCGCCGGATACTGCCGTGGTCACGTTGCTCCAAGCGGTGGATATGGCTTGCTTGCCCAGTTCTACCGCAGCCGCGATATTCGTGCAGACAGTGTTCCATGCCGTGGTGGCCGTAGTCGATATTCCCGTCCAAACGCCCGACAACCATGTGGTAAAAGCCGTCCAAGCCGTTGTGGCAGCTGTCTGGATGCCCGTCCAGAGATCCGTAAAGAACTGGTTCAGGTTCAGGCCGAAGGCATCGGCGATGCCGCACAGCGTTGTCCAGAAGGTGGAGAACAGGTTGCAGACAGCATCCCAGATTGCAAGCAACGAAGCCTTGAGCGCCTCCCACGCCGCTGAAATCGCAGTTACGAACCCGTCCCAGTCGCCGGAAAACAGCGACACGATGGCCGATACCAGCCCAATGATGAAATCCGTTGCCTGGATTAACGCCTGTACGAGGGGGGCGATCATGTCCATGATGCCCGCCGCAAGCGCTACAACCACCGCCAGCACCGCGCCAATCACGACCGCCACTGCTTCGAAAACAGGCATCAGCTTTAATACCAGCGATTCCACGCTCTGCCAGAGCTTGTCCATGGCAGCTTTCACCGGAGCAAGGTAGCCTTTCATTTTGGCGAGGACATTCCCGAACACGACCTGCACTTTCTGAAACGCCGCCGTGATCTGCGCCCAGATGCCGTTGATCTTGTCCCGAAACGCGGCGTTGGTCTTGTAGAGCCGCATCATCACAGCGATCACGACCCCGATCACCGCCGCAATGATGCCCACTGGTCCAGTCAATGCCTTAAAGGCAATGCTTAATGCCCCGGTAGCGTTCTTAGCCCCTCCCAAAATCTTGAACAGGGGGCCAAACACCTTCATGAGGCTGCCAACACCGGTGGTCAGTTTTCCGAACACCAGCAGCGCCGGACCTACCACTGCGGCAATCGCCGCAATCTTGATGATCATATCCTGCGTTTTAGGCGAGAGCATCGCGAACCGATTGGCGAGTTCCGTGATTTTCTCCGCCGCCAGCTTGATATACGGAGCCAACCGCTCTCCAAACGCGATCGCCACGCCCTCCACCGCCGATTGCAGCTCGCGGAACGCGCCGCCGATGCCGCTTTCCATGGTGGCCGCCATCTGGGCAGCCGCGCCGTCGCTGTTTTCGATGTATCCCGACAGCTCGTCAAAACGCGCGCCGCTGTTGGCCAGAAGCGCGTTGACTGCTTTTAAATCGGTTTTGTTGAACAGCGTGTTAAGCAGGTTCGTCTTCTGCTTTTGCGACATGTCGCCCATGACGCCATTCAAATCATTGAGGATATCGTTCATCGGGCGCATGTCGCCCTGCGCGTCGTAGACATTCAGGCCGAGCTTTTTCATGCGCTTGGCTGCCTGATCGGTCGGCGCGGTCAGCGAGAGAATCACGTTGCGAAGCGCGGTGCCGCCCTCCGCGCCTTTGATGCCGTTATCCGCGAGGATGCCAAGGCCGGTAGCCAGCTCCACGGTGCCGCCAGCGAGGTTTTTAGCAGTGCCGCCCACAGTCAGGATCGCCTCGCCCAACTGACCCACATTGGTGTTGGATTTCTGGGCGGCGACCGCCAGCTGATCGGAAAACGTGCCCAGGTCGTTCATTTGCAGACCGAGAGCGGACATGGCGTCGGTAGCGAGGTCGGAGGCATACGCCAAATCCAGCCCGCCCGACTGTGCCAAATTGAGCACATCCGGCAGGGCTTCGCAAGCCTGTTCCGCCGTGTAGCCTGCCATGGCCAGGTAGTTGAGCGCGTCGGCAGCGTCCGAAGCGGTATACTTGGTAGTCGCGCCCATTTCTTTGGCGGTAGCCGAGAGGAGTGCGATGGATTCATCTGCTTCCACCGACGACCCTGCCACCAGACCCATGGTCGCCTGCACCTGTTTCATGCTATCGTCAAATCCGGTGAACGTGGTAATGCACGCGGTGCCCAGCGCGATCACCGGGGCGGTGACCCTAGCGGTCAGTTGTGTGCCCATTTCGGCGATTTCCTTACCCACTGACTGCAGCTTGGCGCCCACGTTTTCCAGATTGACCCCGAACTGATAAAACCCGTTCTTGTTGAGCTTGATCTGCTCATTGACGAGCTTCAGCGCCTGTTCGGTCTGGGTGAGCTTCTGCTGCGCTTCCTCCAGTTTGACGGCCAGTTTCTTGGTTTCCTCAGCATCCGCGCCTTTGGCGGTTTTGCTGGCTTCATACGCGCGTTCCAGCTCCGAAACCCGCTCTTTTTGCAGGTTCAGGCGCTCGGTGAGGGTATCGGCAGAAACTTTGAGTTTTTCCGTAACCTTTTTGAAGTTGGTGAGCCCCGTGGCCGCGCTCATGCAGGATGCCTGCACCTTGGTCATCTGGGCTTCAAACTTATCCAGGCTGTTTTCAAAGCGGCTGCTGTCGAGGGATAATCGAACGATTAAGTCGCCCAGTTCCTTGGCCACGTGGGGTCACCTCCTTCTCGGTGTTCATTGGGTACGGTGGTTATCCAGGTGGCATCGAAACACCGCGTGCAGTTTGCGAAGTGAACAGCGCCAGAAAACCATCTCTGTCATCCCCAGCACTACGGTTCCGATGTAATACAGCAGCACCCAGTCAAGGCTTTCGCCCGTACCGGGTGCCGCTGTATCTGCAAAGGAATCCCATAGCGCCTTTAGCGAGGGTCCGCCACCACGGCTTCCTGCGCGGGAGTCGCGCTTTGGTCGGCAGGCATGGCGTTCATCAGCGCCTGCGTGATCGATTCCATGAGTCCTTCGAGGTTACCCAGCGTGACCATGCTACCGACCATTCGCTCGGTCAGCTTCGCGTCCTCATGCAAAAGGCCCGCCCACAGCAGCGTCCGCGCCGCTTTGAGCGAGCCTTTCTGCATCGCGTCAAACGCCTTGTCCATGGAGCCGAAGCGCTCCTCCAGTTCCGCAAAGGCGTTCAGGTCGAAGAGCAACGTGCGGGGTTTGTCCAGTTCGATCGGGATGCGTACCTCGCGAATATCGTGTAAAGCCATAATGCTCCTCCTTATTCGCCGCCACCGGCGGCAACATCCGGGTACACACCCTTGAACCAGTCAGCGGCACCGGTGAAGCCGGGGTCGGTGGAATCGGCGATAATCTGCCAGTTGCCGTCGTACTCACGCTTGATGAATGTGCCGGAGAGCTTGGGCTGCCGCCATGCGGGGGCGTCTGTCGCGGTATTGTACTCGTCCTCGACCAGCGCGAACTTACCCTTGTAGAGCCAGACAAACCGGAACTGCCCCTGCTGGGGCTGGCTCATGAAACCAATCGCCAGGAAAGGCGGCTCGTCCCCGGCATTCTGGGTCATGACCCCGGCTTGGTAACTGTGCCCCAGCAGCGCGGCCTGCGCGCTCAGCGGGAGTGCCGCCAGTTCGATTTCCAGCGTGATATCGCCCAGCGCCGACGCGATGTCAAACACACCGTCATCCGCCCAGAGCTTTTCCTGACTGGACGCGGGGCTGACCTTCGCGGACACAGCGCCCACCAGCGGCTTGGGCAGCGCGTAGACTGCGCCAGCCGCCGTATCGCTGGTCAGCAGCGCATAGTGAATGTTGCGCAGCGACTGCCTTTGTGCGGTTACTGTCATATTGGATCCTCCTTCTTACTGCCACGGAAAGGGCAGCGGTACTTTGATCGTATAGGTGACTGATTTCACATAGATGTCGATCTCCGGCAGGTAATCATCCTGCACCTGCGCGTCACGCCGGAAACCCAACTGGCGCATAGTGTTGTGCAAGGCCGTGTTGATCGGGTAGAGGACGTTTTCCCGCGCGTAGAGATCGATTCGGAAGGTGACCGCCTCCTCCAGCGGCAGATCATCCGCAAAGCGGGTGTACTCACGACCCGATTCAAACACGGCCAGCCGGGGAAACACCTCTGCTTCCGGGGCGAGAATCTGGTAGATGGCAGGGTGTCCGTAGGGGTCGGCAGCCAACAGTGCGGTCAGATCGACACTTTCCAACAAATTGTCCACAAGTGTTGACGCGTCCAGTGGAAAACACCTCACAGTCCCAGTTCGCTTTTTAGTTCTGCCGCGACGGCATCCATCACTTCCGCCTCCTTGGCGGCGGCGCTTTCGTTGATAAACTTCTGCGCTTTTTGCTTTACCGTGCCGTGCTCGACATATTTCCAGTAGTAACTGGGACCGTTGGCGCCGCCCTCCACGGTCACGCCGGATATGTTTTTTGCGGTGATTTTGGTGGCGGTCAGCACATCGGCCAGGTGCCGTGGGCTGCGCCCGCGCGTGGCCGGATGCCCTTCGGTGCGTGGCGCGCGAACCTTTGCCTCGGCGGTGATAATTCGCGCCCCTTTGAGAAGTGCGCTGTTGACCGCCTTTTTCGCGTCTTGACCCAGCGCTGCGGCCTGTTTGGCAAGCGCGCCTAAACCTTCAAGCCGCAGGCTGCCCATCTGTCACGCTCCTTGCGAGGATTTCCAGCTTACTATGGCGACTGTCCACATCCAGCACGGAGGTAATATCGTAGAGCTTCCCTTCCAACAGGATACGCATGGCAGGGTTCACATCGTTTCGGTACCGGATGGTGAAGCGCACCTCGTTTTCCCGGTTGACCGCCGCCGCCTGCCAGAATTCCCGGCCGGAGAGCGGCTCCGCTTTGCACCAGCAGGTGAAGGCGGGGTGCCATTGCGTTGTGGAAACCCCGCTTTTCACCTGAACCTGCTTTTGTAGAAACACCGCACGGTGGCGCAAATCCCCGGCGTGGACAATAGGTTCGTTTGGTTTACGCATCTACGCACCTCCCTCAGAACAGCTTGCTCACATCCCGGTACGGCCACAGGAGCGAATGAAAGGCTTGCAGCATGGCCTCATACGCGTCCTTGTCGCTGATCTCGCGGTAGGCGTACAGATGGCCTGCCATGAGCAGGAGCGCGAGCCGGACAGGCTCGGGGATTGCCTCTTGAAAAAGGTGACCGCAGAAATCCTCTGCGGTCGCCTGCGCCATGGTTAGCAGCGATTGGAGGTAGGCATCCTCGGCATCCGCTTCAATGCGCAGATGCGTTTTCAGCGCTTCCAGCATCGTAAATCAGCTCGCCTTCTGCTGGAGCACCTTGACCGCTTCGGGCAGAATCAGCTTGCCGTCTACGCGCTCGGAAGCGAGGAAGCCCACCTGACCCGTCGGAGCGTACAGCTCGTTCAGGCGCTTAAAGGAACGGCCTTCGCGATCCGCCACCCAGTAGTAGCCCAGGTCGCCAAACAGGATGCTCTTGGCGCCACCGGCAATCGTGGGCATGAAGGCGCTGGTGTACACGGGGCGGTTGAGGATGGTATCCGGCGCGCCTGCCGTAACGCTCGGTTGCCAGATATAGTCCCCGCTTGCGTTCTTGAGCTTGCGCAACGCCTTCACCGTGGCGTCGTTCATGAGGAAATTAGCATTGCGGCGATACGGAGAGCGCAGTGCGTAAAAGAGATCCATCACTTCGTCCATGGTAATGGCGGTCGCGCCTGCCGTGGTGATGCCCACCTCCGCGCCGCCGGTAGCGTTCAGGATGCCCGTGGGCTTGCCGGTACCGTTGCCGGTGAAGAATGCTTCCTCCTCGGCGGTGCCGATACGGCGCGCGAACTCCGTGGCGATATAGGCGGCGATATCGAACACCCCGTCGTTGAGCAGTTCTTCGCTCACCTTGATCATAGTCGCCAGTTTGTAGGCGCCGATGGACACCAGACCGAAGGTATCGTCACTCTCCGGATAGGCGGCCTCCTCGTCAATCCACGACGCCGTACCCTTGCTGGCTACAACGGGAATCTTGCGGTCGCCGGAACTGGTGGTGATCACATGCGCGAGCTGACGGAAGATGTTCTGCTCCTGCAGGGCGTCCAGCAGCGTGCGCTGGAACTCATCCGGGGCCAGGAAACCGCCGTGATCGTCCTGACCGATCTTGAGGGCGTTGTACACCTCGTGGCTGACGCTTTTGTTGCGCATGAGCGCCCAGAAAGAGCGGGTGTACTCGTCCGTGGCGCGGCCATCCTTGGCTTTGCCGCCTGCGGCAGGCTGATTGGTGATGGGATTGGTCGTGGGCTGGGAAAGTTCCCGATCCAGGTTTGCCTGACGCTCCAGTCGGTCGATTTCCTTGCCGAGGCTCACCACATCGGCCTCCATTTTCTCATACGTGGCCACATCCTCGGCGGAGAGCAGGCCGTCCGTGCCGCGTTTGGTGTCCAGAAACGCCTTGGCGGCGTCCCATGCCTTGGCGCGCTTTTCGCGCAGGGTCAAAATCTGATTCATCTTTCTACCTCCGTTTTACTGTAAAAGCGCCAGTCTCTTGTCGAGGTCTGACGCTTTCGTCCTAGGCTGTTCAGGTGCGGCAGGGGGGTTGGGAACCTTGGCGCGGAGCTTATCCAGCAGGCTGTTGGTGACCGCCCGACGGGAAAACGCGAAGCTGTTTTCCACAGGCTCGGCGTGTGAAGCGGGCTGAAACATAATCTCATCGCAGAAACCAAGCTCCAGCGCCTTTTGGGCGTTCATCCACGTCTCTGAATCCATGAGGTTGGAGAGCTTCGTACGCGAAAGCCCGGTTTTGATCGCATACGCGTTGATGATGGACTCTTTTACCTCATCCAACAGCTGGATCGCTTTGCGCATCTCCTCGCTGTCGCCCATGGCGACCGTGAGGGGATTGTGGATCATGAGCAAACTTGTGGGTGACATGAGCACGCGCGTACCAGCCATGGCGATCACCGAGGCCGCGCTGGCGGCGATGCTGTCGATCTTGACGGTCACATCATGAGGGTATTCCATGAGCATATTGTAAATCTGGGCTGCCGCGACACAGTCGCCGCCGACCGAGTTGATCCAGACGGTGATCGGTCCGCTGCCGGAAGTGAGATCGGCCTTGAAGGCGGCTGGCGTTACCTCATCCGAAAACCAGCTATCTTCCGCGATCACGCCGTTCAGGTACAGAGTGCGCGACTCCGGCTCGGTTTCATCCCGAATCCAACTCCAGAAATGCTTACTTTTCATTGGGTTCCTCCTTGTGTTTTCTTTGCGTGGCTTGCTTTGCAGGGCTTTCCGTGCCTGCGAACGCGCCAGCCTGGACTAATTTGGTCATGCTCCCGTTTACGAGGAAAAGGTCGCCACCTTCGGATGCCGGGATGCGGTTCATATCTTCCAACTCGCGGATATCGTTAGCGGAGAGCCAACCATTCTGCCTGCCGGTGGCGTAGCCCGTCATGCGGCTGGCGTAATCGCCGCGCAGCAAACCATCCAGATTGAAGCGAATGAAGACGTCGCACTTCTCGGAAGGCAGCAGCAACGCCTGACAGAGCGACTGTTCCCACCGCACCACCCAGGGATCCAGCGTGAATTTGACAAATTCTAGCGACTGCTGCTCGATATTGGAATAGGAGCTCTTCTCCAGATCGCCGACCATGTGTGGCGGCACGCGGAAAATACGGGCGATCTCATTGATCTGGAACTTACGCGTTTCCAGAAACTGGGCTTGCTCTGGTGGAATGCCGATAGCCTGAAACTTCATGCCCTCTTCCAGCACCGCTACGCGATGGGCGTTTCCGCTGCCCTGATAAGCCGCGTTCCAGCTATCTTTGACCCGCTGCACATCTTTGATAACGCCCGGATGTTCGAGCACCCCGCCGGGGTTGGCGCCGTTGGCAAAGAAGCTCGCGCCGTATTCCTCCGTGGCCAGCGCCATGCCGATGGCATTCTTGGCCATCGCTATCGGGCTGTAGCCGATCAGGCCGTCAAAACCTAAACCGGGTATATGCAGTACCTCATCTTTTCGTAGGGTGACGTATCCGCCTTTCGGTTTCAGCCCGCTTTCATCCACGTCACGATAGTAGGTGTAGCGAAGCTCGCCGTTTGGCGCGCGGCTCACATCCATCTTGTTGGGGAGCAGCGGGTACAGGGCGACAGGCTGCCCACGCCCGTTTCGGATGATCTGCGCATACGCGT